AGGAGGGGATAATTTGTCGTTTACACCAAAAGCTGTTGTGTCGTTTACACCAGAAGATACGTCCGATGGAAAATACGCTAACATGCGTGGCATCAACAGCAAGACAATGGAGGACTTCGGTGTCCTAACCTACGAAGATCGTCAGGAGTATGTGTACCCCAGCGGCGGAATTAAAGTCCGTAAGCTAGGCGAGAAGGGGTTCTATGCTAAGGCTGGCTTTAAGGGTGATGAACTCTTCGGTATGAACTTCTTTACCGCAGGTAGCTCCAAGATGGTAACTATCACTGAGGGTGAACTAGACGCCCTCTCAGTGGCACAAATACTCAAGAGTGGGTACACCAACCCAGTTGTGTCGTTACCCTCCGCTACACCCTCCAAGAAGCTCTGGGAGAACTGTGCGGATTGGCTTAATAGTTTCGAGAAGATCATCCTGTCGGTTGACAATGATGACGCTGGTAATGCTCTTGCTGACCGTGTAGCAAAGCTGTTCCCTAATAAGGTCTACCGTGTTGACCATCGACCATACAAAGATGCCAATGAGTTCCTACAGGCAGGTAAGGCCGCTGACTTCAAGAGTGCATGGTGGAACGCCCGTAAGTTCACACCTGAGAATGTGATGAACAGCACACAGGACTTCTTGTCGTTGTACAAAGATACACCTGAGCATCAGTATGTGCCTACAGGTATTCAAGCGTTAGACGATAAGATCATGGGTCTCATGCAGGGTCACTTCACGGTAATCAAAGCACCCACGGGTATCGGCAAGACGGAGATCATGCGGTTCCTTGAGTACAATATGTTACAGCGTGAGGTTCCTATTGCTGCATGGCACTTAGAGGAAACCAAGCTACGATCACTGTTAGGTCTTGTGTCATACGAATGTAATGACAATCTGACACGCAGGGATTTGATTGACGAAAAGGGCGCAGAGGATCAGGTGATTGATGCTATCGGTAAACTGACGAAGGACGAGAACTTCTATCAGTTTTACCTTAGTGATGGTCAAGGTGCTGACGATCTGATCGACCAGATACGTTACTTCGCTGTAGCCTGTGGTGTTAAGTTTGTATTCTTTGAGCCTATCCAAGACGTACTTGTGGGTTCATCTGACGAGAGCAAAGAGCAAATGCTGGCTGATCTATCGGTGCGACTGTCGAAGCTGTCTGCTGAGTTGAACGTGGGTATCGTTACTATCGCCCACACTAACGATGATGGTCAGATGAAATACTGTCGTATGATCGGACAACGTGCATCAGTTATTATTGATCTTAAGCGTGACAAAGAATCTGACGATCTACAGGAGCGCAACACAACGTACCTGTCTATTGAGAAGAACCGACCCTGTTCAGAAGAAGGTAATGCAGGGATGATGCGGTTTAACACGGATACGTTTACATTGAGTGAGGTCATTTAGTGGAGCAAGGTGAGTTATTTGACGACCTCAAGGATCAGATAAATGGGGACGAGAGTAAGGTCTGTAACAAATGTAGCCGAGAGTTACCGCTGACTAGCTTTAGTTTTCATGGAGGTAGCAACTATCTTAGGCCAGAGTGCAAAAGGTGCAACAATGACCTTTCTACGGAAAGGAAAAAGCTCAAGGATGTTACCCCATCACCCGATAAAACATACATTTGTCCCATCTGTTTATCTACAGAAGAGGTTGCGAAAGGAGCAGGTAACAGCAAGAACGGAGCTTGGTGCTTAGACCACGACCACACGACAGGTTTATTTAGGGGTTGGCTTTGCCATAGGTGTAATCGTGGGCTGGGTTGCTTTTCTGACGACACTGAAAAACTAGAAAGAGCTATTGCTTACTTAAGAGGAAAATAAATGACAACAGTATTCGACATTGAAACAGATGGTCTATTAGATGAGTTGACCAAGATTCATGTCATGTCTTGGTCTAATGACATGGGTGAAGTTAAGCATACCCATGACTACGATGAGATGCGCTATGTATTACTCAACACAGAAACTCTGGTGGGTCACAACATCATACGCTTTGACATCCCAGCGATAGAAAAGGTGTTAGGCATTGAGGTAAAGGCTCGTTTGATCGACACTCTAGCGTTATCTTGGTATCTACACCATGATCGTATGAAGCATGGTCTTGAGGGCTACGGAGAGGACTATGGAGTGCCCAAACCAGTTATTAAGGACTGGAACACCCTGACCCCACAAGAGTACGCTCACAGGTGCGATGAGGACGTTAAGATCAACAATCGTCTGTGGCGTGACTTAAGCATGAAGCTGGACAAACTGTACAAAGATGCAGAGGCAGATAAGGATCGTCTGATCGACTACCTTACATTCAAGCTAGACTGTGCCAGAGAGCAAGAGATCCTGCGGTGGAAATTAGACGTAGACAAAGCTCAAGCAGCCTACGATGAGATCATGTCACTAAAGGTAGAGAAGGTTGAGCAACTGGCTGATGCTATGCCCAAGCGTACCCTCACTCGTGTAGCATCACGACCAAAGGTTATGCACAAGAAAGACGGTAGCCTATCCTCTCATGGCGAGAAGTGGATAGACCTATGTAAGGAGTACAAGCAACCTGAGACAACCATGCAGTTTGTCGTTAAGACAGGCGAAGAGCGTGGGAACCCTAACTCTAACGATCAGGTCAAAGACTGGCTCTATTCGTTAGGTTGGAAACCACGGACATATAAGTTTACTAGAGATAAGGCGACAGGCGATGAACGACAGATTGAACAAGTTAGAAAGAATGGGGAATTATGCTCAAGTGTCAAAGAGCTTGCAGAGGTTGACCCTGCTGTTGACCTTCTTGATGGCCTTACAGTTCTCACTCACCGTGCTGGTATTCTTAAGAGTTTCTTAGAGTGTCACAAGGATGGTTGGCTAGAGGCCAGTGTCGCTGGTCTAACGAACACCTTTCGGTTTAAGCACTATCGACCATTGGTGAACCTACCGGGTGTAGATAAGCCATACGGTGATGTTATTCGTGGGTGTCTAACGTGTCCTGATGGCTACCTGTTAGCTGGGGCTGACATGACATCTCTAGAGGACACAACCAAGCGTCACTATATGAAACCGCTAGACCCTGACTACGTTGAGGCCATGAGCCGTGAAGGCTTTGACCCACACTTAGACTTGGCTCTACACGCTGGTGTTATCACTCAAGATGACATTGACAAGCACAATTCTGGGGAGCGTTCACTCAAAGCCCTCCGTAAGAATTACAAGGTGGTTAACTATAGTGCTACATACGGTGTAGGAGCGCCTAAGCTGGCCCGTGAGACAGGTATGACCAAGGGTGAGGCTAAGACGCTACTGGAAGCCTTCTGGTCTCGTAACTGGGCTATTGAACGTGTGGCAAAGAACCTACGGGTTCGTGAGCTATTCGGTGGTATGTGGCTTAAGAACCCAGTGTCAGGCTTCTGGCATAGCTTACGCAGCGACAAGGATCGTTTCAGTACGCTCAACCAGAGTACGGGGGTCTATTGCTTCGATAGCTGGGTCAAGGAATGTCGTGGTATGGGACTAGAGACTATCGGTCAGTTCCACGATGAGATCATCGTTATAACAAAAGAAGGGGACGAGGATAAGACAGAAAACATCATGCAGATGAGCATGAACAATGTAAACCACGAGATAAATCTAAACGTACCGCTAGGGACAGACGTACAATTTGGGAAGACTTACGCTGACATCCACTAATGTAAAATAAATGTGAGAAATAGTGTTACAAAATCTCAAAAGGGTCACTATAGTATATTACCAGTGCTGCAAACCAGCAGCTTAAACAGAGGAAGAGTAAGATGGCTAAACACACAATGGACATGGTTCTTGAGTACCCGAAGGTGTTTGAAGAAAACCGAGACATGGGCGGGGATGGAAATAGTGCTGCAAAGAAAGCTGCAAGGCATAACGGGCAGTACGTTGTTAACGCATACTTCACCAGTGAGGAGCAGATAGAGGAACTGCTTGAAGCTGGGATGCAACCTAAGCCAATGGGCAACGACCGAGTAAAGGAGGGCAATAGTTTTGGGATTGGTAAGTTCGTTAAGTTAACACGGATGCACGATCACAAGATGACATTCAGTGATAAGAACGGGAAGGAGACTGAGGTAGACTTCGGTGGTTCGCCAAAGGTAGTCAACCTCACTAACGGTGTTGAGAACAAGACTTGGTGGTCGTTAGAAGAAGACGGAGCGTTAGGTAACGGTACACGGGCCAAGGTACAGTTTGAAACCTACTCCAAGGGCGCTGGGCTACGGCTGATTGCTCTTGGTATCACTGACCACGTTGCCTACGAAGGCGGTGGTTCAACCGAAGACGACGAACTATTTATGGTGGATTAAACATGCGGGTGAATATAGACTTTTACTACGACAAGGAAGAGGATGGCATCGAAGGTTCTTCAAGCGCATCACGAGATGGTGTCTTCGATCTCTACACAATGTCTCAGTTCCTAGCTGATGCTATGCGAGGTGCAGGTTACAGTTATGTAACTGACGTAGGGTTCGAGAAGGACGATGGTACAGTCACCTTTGGGGAGATGTAAGTGAGTAAGGGCAAAGTTCTAATCGACGGTGACATCATAGCCTATCGTGCAGCCTTTGCCACTCAAGACCTTACTGAAAGAGATGCGGAAGAGAAGGTTGATGATCTCATTGAGTACATCTTAGATCAGACCATTGATCTTCCCTTCCCATCTCCAGAGGATTACGAAACGTACCTAACTGGTAAGACAAACTTTCGACATGACATTGCTAAATCCCACCCGTACAAGGGAAATAGGAGTGCATCAGAAAAGCCAAAGTATTTAGGTACGACACGAGAGCATATGGTTAATAACTGGGATGCTATCGTTAGTGTCAACGAAGAGGCGGATGATCTAATATCAAAGGGGGCGGCAGAAACAGGTTATAACTGTGTTGTTGCATCTGTTGATAAAGATATGCTACAGCTTCCTTGTTGGCACTTTAACTTCGTAAAAGGTGAGTGGACTAAGGTTGACGNGTGGTCAGGTATCAAGTTCTTCTATACGCAAATCCTAACGGGTGACGCTGCTGATAACATAAAGGGTCTACATCGTGTAGGGCCAAAGACATCAGAGAAGATGCTGGCACATTGTGAAACAGAAGAAGACCTCTGGGAAACGTGTGTTAAGGCTTACGATGGCGACACAGAGAGGGTGATAGAAAATGCGAGGTTACTATGGCTAAGGCGGTACGAGGATCAGCTATGGGAGCCACCTCAAGGGGCATAAAGCATGGCTATCGGTCTGGGCTAGAGGATCGTATATCGGAGCAACTAAAGGGCCTTAAAGTACCGTTCAAGTATGAGGAGTTCAAGATCAAGTATGAGGTTAACGAGGTTAGAACCTACACACCTGACTTTGAACTCCCCAACGGTATCATCATAGAATCCAAGGGACGGTTCGTTGCAGCAGACAGAAAGAAACATCTGTTAGTTCAGAGGCAACACCCTGACCTTGACATTCGGTTTGTCTTCTCTAACTCTAAGGCGAAGATAAGCAAAGGCTCAAAGACTACGTTAGGCATGTGGTGCGATAAGCATGGCTATATGTACGCAGACAAGTTAATTCCACAGGAATGGATAAAGGAAACATAATGGCAGGAAAGACAGTAGTAGTCTTCTCGTGCGCTCACGTTGATCCCAGTGTGAGTAACGAGAGGTTCAACTGGTTAGGAGAGTTCTTGTATGACCTCAAGCCTGATTATGTCGTTGACTTGGGTGATGGCGCTGACATGCGGTCATTAAATACATTTGACACTCGTTACCCAGAGGCAATCGTCAGTCAGAGCTATGAGGCAGACATTGAACACTACAACGATGCACAAGAGCGTATTCGATGGAAGTTTAGACACCACCGACGAAAACGACCAGCTTACATAGGGTTTGAGGGGAACCATGAGAACAGGATTAAGAAAGCTATCAAACACGATCCTCGACTTGAAGGCTCGAAGTATGGCATATCTTTTGACCACCTACAGACGAACAGATGGTTCGACGAGTACCACGAGTATGAAAACTCCGCTCCAGCGATTGCTGATTACGATGGGGTCTCATACGCTCACTTCTTTAGTAGTGGCAACTTTGGGTCTGCTATGTCTGGTATGCACCATGCTAATGCACTACTGGCTCACAGGCATCATAGTTCTACTTGTGGTCATAGCCATAAACGTGATCTTAAGTTT